CCATTTGGAAGATTTATGGAATCTAACAGAGAATCTGCAGTAAATGTTGGGAACCCAGAAACACCAGACTGGTAAACCGATTTAATATCTCTAGTTCCATATGCGATTACAGATGCTATCGTAGCAGAAGCATCAATTCCATTAATAATAAGTTGTTCCCCAACAGAGAAAGTTCCAGAAGTTTGTCTAACACTTACTGTGCTTCCTGAACCTGAAGAAACTGCATATCCACTTGCCCCACTGCTCTTACCTTTAATATATGAAGATGTTATTAATCCAAGAGGTGCTACTGGCGTGTTTAACGTGAGGGAGGTATATGTTTGAATATCATATAAGTATAAATCCCAGTTAGTAGAAGCATCCTGATAAGCAGAACCTGTTAAATTGAAGGTGTAAACTCTAGCGTCACCAATTTTTGTTCCACCACCAGCAGATTGATTGTAGAGACTGATAGATTCTTTTTGTTTGGGTGCTCCAGATACATTATTAACTCTTAAAAGATTTCCCATCTCAAATGGGATATTTGCAACCGATACTGTTTCAGTATCTCTTGGTTTTTCTACATCAAGAATACTTGCAGCAATTTTTTCTACGTTATATCCACCAACGTACGCTTCACCTGGAGATATTTTTAAACACATCAGATCATCTGATGGAGTGTTAAATTGATCTGTAGATTGATTGCTAAAGAACAATCCATCATTTCCTAATTTGTCATTTAACGAGTTATGTAAGGATAGTTTAAAATCATCTAAAGTATAATGACCAGATTCCTCATAAGTTCTTTCTGCAATATAATCACCAAGTCTATTCAGTTCAGTCTTATTTTCAATCTTTTTTATTCTTCCTTCTTCTACTCTAAGAAGTTCTACAAAGTCTGTATCATTGGTGTCAGAAATTAATTTTTTTGTTAATGTTAAATTAATTTGTAATCTATCAGCACCAGGAGCAGCATAGTTTGTAAATCCCTTTGCGTTATCAAATAACGTGGAATCATCTTTTGCGTTGACGAGTAATTCCTTGATAGATAACCCAACTCTATAAGAAGGTGTATTTGTATAGTAATCTAATATTAAAGTCTGTTTAGATACTTTTGCAAAATACCCTCTAATAAAATAAACACCGGATCCAATAGATGCTGCCGATCCAATAGAGGTTGCATTTAAATTGATTAATGAGGCAAACGAAGTTCCTGCACTGATTGTTGTATTTCCGTATGTTACATTTTCATCAGAATACAAAGATTCCCCGTCTTCAAATTGATCAAAAACAAAATTATTATTAGAATCTACGTATTTTACATATATTGTTAATTCATCAACATCTGCACCATCAGGAAACGCAACATATTGAATAGTTGCTGTGGTTCCAGATGTTTCACCGATAATCTTTTTCCCAATAAAATTATTGATGTAAAGTGATACGTCAATTCCAAATTGAGAAGAGTTTAATTTTACGGCATAAAACTGCCCATCATAAAAAATATTTCCTGGAATTACTACAGTTCCTTCTTTAAAAGTATAACTGCCAAAAGATTCTACTTGATTTTGAAGTATTGACTGTAATGTCGTTAACTCTCGTGCCTGAACTGGATATCCTGGCTTAAATAAGACTTTATAAAAATTTTTATCCGAATCAAAATCGTCAAAATATGGGTTGATATTTAAGTCTGTTTTTTGTGCCATCTTTTTTAGAATTCCAGAATGATTTTAACGTCTTCTTTTTGCCTGAGATTTCTTTCAACCTGAGGTCTATTATCAATGTAAATAATATCCCCTGTCTTTTTATTTATCTCTGGATTAGCAAGTCCACCAGTGAAAGTTACTCCTAAATCAATCCCATTTTCGGAACTGCCAGTAAAACCAGCAGAAACTGAAGTAGAAGTTGCTGAAGTAAATGATATACTGTTAGTGTTATTGAATTCAACAATATTAGAATCTATAGTAATATCAGTACTATCTTGTTGGTCCAATCCGTTCGTAAGGAATAAAGACCTATCTTTCAAATATTTTAATACTTTTGTAGTGCTATCATAGGATGCAACGTATCCCTTTGCAATCTGTGTTGATGATTGGATTTGAGTAACAATTTCTCCAACTGCAGGAGTTCCAGTGTAACCACTATCAAGTTTTAATGCATATAAACTAGAATAAGTTGATCCGACGTATGTAGAAACACCTGCATATTCTTTGGGATTTTTTACAATTCCAACCTGAGAGAATTTTGTACTAACAGGAAAATCCTTAGTTGAATCGTCAAATCTAGCATAAATTAAAACTCTGTCAGTTCCAAGTTCAGTATAAATGTCATAACCATGACCTTTTGAAGGTGGAATAATTGGTATTAATTTAGCTGGGTTTGATATTGTTCCTGTTCTTTCCAAATCAACAATACCGTAAGTATATCCACTTCCACCATTGACAACATTTGTTGAAGTAATAGTTCCGGAACTATCAACTGATATTGAAACTCTAGCGCCAGAACCATCGCCTAGAATATTATATGTTCCTGCGGAATATCCCGCACCACCGTTTTCAATATAAACTTTTTTTATTTGGTTATCATTTACTTCAGAATCTCCAGATTCTCTAACTGTTTGAATTTGAGCATCTGAAGTTGTATCCCAATCGTTTGGAACTACAATATATTCGGTTGAATCAAATTTTATAACATCACTTGGAGAAATTGAGAATAAGTATTTCCACAAGTAACCGTCAGATCCTGCAGAAAATGGTTGAAGGTCAGTGGACGTAGGTTCATATCTAGATCTTTCACCTTTAAGATTAGTTCCAGAAGAACCATTATCAATACAAATGTAAACTCTATAATCGCTATTAATTACATAATAGTTTGAATCATATAGTCTACTTGTTTGAGAATTTGGAGTTTGATTTAGGATACTATAATCATGCCTATACATATCATAGGCAGTGTTTGATGTCCATTCAACTTTTCTTATAACTCTTCTAATATTAGCACTTGTTACTCTCTTGCCAAATAAAGAAGTATCTCTATAATGTGTCAAATATTGCAAATTATCAACTGGACTTGGTGATCCACTACTACTAGAGTTCCAATCACTAGTTCTGCCAAATCCGACAGCAGTAGAGTTTGGTAAACCTAAAAAAACATAATATGAGTTATTATCATCTAAAACGGAATCAACGAAATTATTCGCATTCAGTATTCTAAATTGATCTGTTACGACAGCAGCCATATTAACATAGTTTTTTAGATATTTATAATACTTTGGGAAGAGCTCCAGTTTCTCTTATACCAACGTTTCTTCTTTGGATTGTTGGGTATGTTGACAATCCAGATGCAACCTTTCCAGTTACTCCAATTGCAACAGGATTTGACCTTACAAGCCCGGAGGTGTTTGACAATCTTCCCCAAGAATATCTACCAACAGGGTAACTAGAAGTTCCAGAAGTAACAATTCCAGACACATTCGATCCTGAGTGAACTCTACAAGTAATAATACCGGTAGAATTGTCCAGTGCTTCTACATAATAAATGTTATCTAAATGAGTCGTCCCAATTCCAATAACTTCACTATCAGAAAAACTGATAGAAGTTACTCCAGTTCCAACTAGAGTATCAAAAATGTAGATTGGATATCCAACATTTAAATTTGAACCAATTAAAGAATCTAATGTAAACTCTATGGCAAGATTTGGTGTAGTTGTTGAAGCAATTCCAATGATAGAACCTATATCACCCTGAATTGTTGTAAAGTTTTTAATAAGTTCAATAGAATTACTAGTAACCGTTGATATTCCGTTAATTACTAACGCATCAAAAGAAGTTAAATCTGGATCTTCGTACTTAAACAATTCAACACTATCTACAAATACTTGAGTATCAGTGAGAGATATATCACCTATTACATTTGCAGTTGGGAATATCAATGATTCAATAGAATCTCTTGCTTTGGAGACGTTTTCTCCGTTTATTTTTTTATCGGATTTTTGCTTAATCCAACTAAGTGGTTTATATGTTGTACTAATTCCAGGACCTGAGTAGGGATTAGTTTCAAACTTATCGGAGAAAGATAAGTCAGTTACAGTTCTCTTGTCTTGAGATATTGTTTCTGGATAATTGTTATTCTTAAGAATCTGGACAACATCACCTTTCTTTATTGTTTCTGCAATATTGGTTACGACTTCAATGTCTGATGCAGAACCCTTATAGAAGTAAATTGAAATTTTATCATCTACTTTTGGTGCTGTTGTAAATCTGAACGAAGTTCCTCCTCCAAATTCATAAGAGACTCCTGGTTCTTGAAGAACACCATTAATAAAGATTAATAGACAATTTGTTAAATTAATTCTAGAATTTTCACCTTGTTCGAAACTTAAAAGTTCTCCGTTATAGAATAATGGGAATGTTTGTCTTGCACCATCTTGATATTCTGCGATAGAATCGATGAAGTCCAATTCGCCAAACTCCCATGCTGCAAATTTATCAGAATATGTTTCAACAACAGTTAGTTCAAAATCTGAAATGGGAGATGCTAATCTAGAATCTGTAACCAATCCAACTGGTTTAAATACGTCTCCTCTTTGGAAACTATATCCACTCTTAGTAATATCAAATTCAGTAACCCCAAAGTGTGTAGATCCAATTCCAGTGCTATCTACATGACCAACTTTCAAACTGATTGATAATCCAATACCAGTTAGAGTAGTTGAACCAATTCCGAGTCTTGAAACACCTATTACAGAAAGATTATCATACGTTGGTTCAGACACATAGATTTGTGGATTGGTGTATCCTGTTCCTCCTCCAACTATATTAAACGCTAAGGTTCCTCCAGCACCAACTGATGCTGTGATTGTTGCAGATGCACCAGAGTGTCCATCTTCATAAACGGTAACACCAATTGAAGTTAATCCATTATATCCAGAACCATATGAACCTCCAGGAAGTGCTGTATTAATTCCAGAGATAGAACCTCCAGCTCCAACTATGGCAGTCACAGAAGCACCTACAAGAGGAGCAAAACCGAGACCTGGGGTTGATCCTAGAGAAACAATAATTCCACCTCTAGGAGTTTCATTTTGGTTTATATCATAGTTTGAAATAACATATTCTAAAGGATCCG